ATTCCAAGAATGGGACACCACAAGTCGTTTCACTTACCTGGGTTCCAGACCCGATGTTGATACAGTTTATGAAGAGCAAGGTGTGACGGAATCAGCAGAACTCAACACCATGCTGAAATATGCTGGTATCCCAGTGGCCGAAAGCCGCGTACTAGACGAAGCCGGCGAAACACTCGATCACATCTTGAATCGTTTCAAACACGAAGTCAAACAGTTTGAACAAGGCCACGACTTGGATTCCGACCTGTATGAAGCCCTGTTTGACTACTATTCAGACGCAGGAGAACTGCCATACGGCATTGCCAAAGCCCGCACAGGTGATCCATTCAACTGGGTCAGTGACAAATTGGCTGATCATCTTGGTGTGAACGAAGGATGGAAAGGTGCAATTGCAGGCGGCCTAGCAGGCGGAGCACTGGGCAGTGTAGTGCCAGCACTGGGTACATTGGCTGGCGCAGCCGCAGGCGCCTACGCTGGTCACAAACTAGGCGATGAAGGATTTAAAGATCCAGACGCAGAGTATAAAAAGGCGCAAAAACTCAAACAAACACCACCAGTAGCCGAAGGTCCGGTTGGTAGTTTAGTGGGCGGAATTGCTGGCGCAGCACTTACCAAAACACCCAGCGGCGCAATGGCAGGTTCTAGACTGGGCAGTGCTGTGGGCGATGCAATGTCGGGTAGCGAAGAAACAGACGAAGGCCAGCATACACAGCATGGCATGGATGCCACTCCGGGTCGCGTTGATTACAAAGATGAAAAATTTTCAGACATAAAACCAATGGGTTTTCGACAAGACCCAATTCAGGCAACTACAGATCGTGCTCTCAAGTACAGCGCACAAGGCGTAAACAAGTTGCGTGACCTGTTCCGCGAAGACGAACAGGCCGTGGTTGAGAATCAGGACAAATTTTCGGCCTTGAGCGGACAATACGGACATTCGGGCAAACTGCAAAAGTTTGATGATGTTGAACAGGATGTGCTGGCCAGACTCAAACAACTGTCCGGAATGATTAGACCAATGTAAATTTGTCATTAGAACAACCGCGTCATAAATACTCTTGACGCTAACACTAAAAGCGTGTACACTACATCAGTGCATACGCTTTTTTCTTTAGTATCACAGGCAACTTTAAAAACATTTTACAACACTTTGAAAGGCAATTAAAATGGCAACATCACTAGCAGAAATCCGAGCAAGACTCGCAGCATCCGAAGGTAACAACAAAGGTGGTTCATCCACTGGTGGCGATAACGCAATTTATCCACACTGGAACATGGAAGAAGGATCATCAACTACACTCCGTTTCCTCCCCGACGGCAACACCAAGAACACATTCTTTTGGCAAGAACGAGCAATGATTCGTTTGCCATTCAATGGTATCAAAGGTGAAATGGAATCCAAACAGGTATATGTGCAGATTCCCTGTATGGAAATGTGGCAAGAAACTTGTCCAGTGCTGACCGAAGTTCGCGGTTGGTTCAAAGACAAAAGTCTCGAAGACATGGGCCGTAAGTACTGGAAAAAACGCAGTTACATTTTCCAAGGCTTTGTGCGTGAAAATCCAATGGCCGATGAGAAAACTCCGGCAAATCCAATCCGTAGATTCATCATTGGTCCACAACTGTTCACCATCATCAAAGGTGCCCTAATGGATCCAGAACTGGAAGAAATGCCAACTGACATTCTGCGTGGCTTGGATTTCCGTATCACAAAAACATCCAAAGGTGGATATGCTGACTACAACACATCAAAGTGGGCTCGTAAAGAATCTGCTCTGACTGAGGAAGAACAAGCAGCCATTGACACCAATGGTCTGTGGGACTTGAGCACATTCTTGCCCAAGAAACCAGATGCAGCCGCTGTTAAGGTGATCAAGGAAATGTTCGAAGCCAGTGTTGATGGACAGGCCTACGATGCCGAGCGTTGGAGCGCATACTTCCGTCCAGCAGGCGTATCCGCGCCAGCAGGCAGTTCTGATTCGGCACCTGCTGCTCATGTAGCACCTGCGGCAAAAGCAGCGCCCGCTGCGGAATCAGACTTTGACGAAGACGTTGAAGTAGCAGAAAAATCGTTTGCTGCTGAACCTGTTGCTGCTCCAAAATCAACACAGAAGGCCGAAGACATTTTGGCCATGATTCGGGCTCGTCAACAAAAGTAAATTAATGCTATCGCAGTTAGATTGCATTATATTTCCAGACCGCTGTGAGGTAATAGAAATTATACCCTCACAGCGGTATGTTTACCCAATTTTTAAAAATTGTAGTTCGAGTATATCGGTTGCGGCCAAAAAAAATAAATGGCGCACTTGTCTAAACGAACAAATTAACAAAATTAATAGCATTGATGTAATTTTACGAGAACCACAAGATCGTTTGATATCTGGAATCAATACATTTATACAACTCGTCTTACGAGACAATCCTGGTCTTGATCAAAAAACGGTGCAATGGTTTGCCCAAAACTATTTGTTTTTGAACCGTCACTATTGCTCTCAATTTTTATGGTTAGTTAACCTGGCAAGATTTTTAAATACTGATACAAAATTAAATTTTATATCAATGGATGATGTTCATACAATAACTACGCTTCATAAAAAGCCTAGCGGAATTACACCAGCGTCTGCTGATTTTGTTACCGAGATTAATGAAATAAAAAACAATGAAATGCATCATCGAATCGATACAATTTTATTCAGATGCATCGGCAAGTCAATGAGCTTTGGTCAACTGCTGCAACATATAAACAACACTGACCCCACTGCATACAAGTATGTAATTGGACGGAGCCAACAAATATTAAAATCAACTTATGCATTGCCCCAGGCTTGATCATTTTGTTCGATTTAATTCAAACGGAACAATAAGTCGTTGCGGACACATGATTGATCCGGCACAGTTCGACTCATTGGAAGCAATGGATTCTAGTTCCTGGTTGAGTAATATACAAGAACAATTTAATAAAGATATTTGGCCCAAAGAATGTCATCGTTGCCAGGAGATTGAACAAAAAAATCTTAGCAGTATACGAATGTATGCCATCGAAGTTGATCAAGCAGAAACACAAAGAGACTACTTACAAGTAGGTGGTGTGCTGGATAATATATGCAATGCTGCATGTCAGACGTGTAATCCAGAGTGCAGTACTCGTATCGGAGCACTGGCCGGGAAAAATTTTCCCATAGTAAACAACAGCAATCAATTTTGGAATCTTCCACAAGAACGCATTGTACATCTGGACATCAACGGCGGCGAGCCCAGCTACAGTAAAAATTACAAACGATTACTTGCAAATCTTCCACCAAATTTAAAGACACTGAGACTCAATACAAATTGCAATGTGGTGTTAGACGAGTTGACAGATATAGTCTCCAAAGGAATAGAAGTCACAGTCACTGTGAGTTGCGACGGAATTGAGTCAATGCATGAATTTATGCGTTGGCCAATAACATGGGATACCTTTTATAAAAACTTAATAACATACAAAAGTATGCCGGTCAAGTTAAATCTATGGACCACTGTTAGTGTATTAAATGTCAATGACTTGCCTAACATACAGGCATTTGCTCGGGATCATAATATAGATCATAGCTATGCCTATCTTAAACACCCATATGAATTGTCAGTGGACAATACAGACATAGCAGCAAGAAACAAATACATACAAAAACAAAAAGAACTCAGGGGCATTGAATGAAATATTATACTCTAGTAGAGTGCGCCGACGCACAGGTCATTGCTGATAAGATTTATAACTTCTTAGAGACTCAAACGGATCTATTAGAAAAAATAAATTTTGGTTGGAATTTTATTGATTGCAACGCAGTGCTTGTTCATGTGCCAGAATTGTTTGAGTTTTTTAAAAAGAACAAACTAGTACCAAGAAATGCAGCCATTACCATAATTGAAACCAACAAACATTTATCTCGCCATATTGACGAGTTACCAGTTGTAGCAAAAATGAATTTTCCTGTAATCAACACTCAAGGCTGGTCCAATCGTTGGTATGTTGATAACAATTTGGTTGAAGAATTACAAGATATGCCTGCTCCAATTGTGTTCAATTCGCAAGTTGAACACAGTGTAGAACTGACACATGCAACTGAATTTCCTAGAATCGTTGCCAGTTTTACATTCCATAACGAACCATTGCATCTACTACAATGAAAATAGCAGTAACTGGACATACCGCAGGAATTGGCATGGCGCTGAGTGGTCAACTGACCAAGCAAGGCCACGAAATTGTTGGTCTCAGCAAAAGACATGGCGATAACATACGCAACATACCTAAAATTTGTGATCAAATTGAACCTTGTGACATGTTCATTAACAATGCGCAAGCTGGGTATGCACAAACTGAACTGTTGTTTGAAATGGCCGATCGCTGGGCAGGAACCGGTAAACATATTTTGGTAATTTCGACCATAATGACACAACAGCCTGTGTCACCATTGACCGGGTTAGATATGGATCATTATCGTGTGCAGAAAATAGCACTCGAAGAAGCAGTAAAACAAATACGCAATCGTAAATTAAAAATAAAAATTACCATTGTCAGGCCCGGTAACATAGCTACCAGCGCGGACAAAACTGTGCCGCCAGCCGCTGATGTAGACAATTGGGCAAGAACATTGATAAACTTACTCGATACAGCCAAAAACAATAATTTAGTGATTCCAGACATATCACTAGGACCCATTTAAAATGACACCAAAAGATGTATTAACAAATAAACATTTTTGTCCTATGCCGTGGACAGGGCTAATGTACAATTTTGATGGCAAAGTTAAAAATTGTATTCGCAGTGACACGGCAACCGGACTGCTAGGAAATATTAAAAAAACACCAATTGAAGAAATACTATTGGGCCCTATCAATGTAACTAAACAAACAAACATAACAAATAACAAATCGGCAGCTGGTTGTCATACCTGTTATGATTTAGAACATGGTAAAGAAGGGCTTGACATTATCAGTGATAGAATTTTTTACATAAGAGAATTTAAAAAAACGCCACTGGACACTTACCGGCCCGGCAATTTTGACTTACAAACCATTGACGTGCGGTGGACCAATTTGTGTAATTTTGCCTGTGTATATTGTAGTGAACAATTCAGTAGCAAATGGGCCAACGAACTCAATATCAAAATAGAAACTCCGGCTGATAAACAATTGTCAGACTTTCGGGAATACATCTATCGTCATGCTAAACAACTCAAACATGTGTATCTTGCCGGCGGCGAACCGCTGCTGATGAAGGAAAATTTAGAATTACTTCAAGAATTGAATCCCGATGTCAATCTTAGGATAAACACTAATCTTAGCAAGGTAGATACTGGAGTGTTTGATGCTGTTTGTAGATTTAAAAATGTCCATTGGACCGTAAGTGTAGAAACTACTGAAGATGAATTTGAATACATACGATTTGGTGGCCGATGGCAGGATTTTTTAGATAATCTAAACACAATTAGAAAACTAGATCATAAGATAAGTTTTAATATGTTATGGTTTTTGCTAAATCATGACAGTGTTTTTGATTGTGTAGATTATTTAAAAGGATTGGGATTTCATAACAATAGCTTTGTGATTGGAGCACTGCTAGGCCCTGATTACCTAAACATTAGACATTTACCGGAAAATGTGTTAAACTCATTGAAGTTAAAATTAGAATCACGAATCAATGAGAATCCTGGATATCTACTTGAAGACAGTTATCAGAACATGCTACACTATATAACGCAACCAATTGAAAAGAATTTAACAAATTCGTTTGATCAATTAGCAATAATGGATCAGCGGCGTGAAGTAGACAGCAGTAAAATTTTTACAGAATTATATACACTCAAAGAAGGAAAGTAATCATGGCAAAACCATTTGACATCTCAAAGTTCCGCAAGGACATCACAAAAAGCATCCAAGGACTCAGCATTGGATTCAATGATCCCACAGACTGGATTAGCACAGGCAACTATGCACTCAACTATCTAATCTCAGGAGACTTCAACAAAGGCATTCCACTGGGTAAAGTTACTGTATTTGCTGGTGAATCCGGCGCAGGCAAGAGTTATATTTGCAGTGGCAACATTGTAAAGAACGCACAGGATCAAGGCATCTTTGTTATTCTTGTTGACACAGAAAACGCACTTGACGAATCTTGGTTACACGCACTTGGTGTCAACACGGGTCCAGACAAGTTGCTCAAACTCAACATGAGCATGATTGATGATGTTGCCAAAGCAATCTCCACATTCATGACAGACTACAAAGCACTACCAGAAGAAGAACGCATGAAAGTT